AAGAGTTCCATAGAATTTGATTGCTCCTATGGTCATATGAAAGTGAAAAATGTATATCCACAGATAGTAAATGGTGAAATATGTGGTTATGACTGTGGGCTTGAGAAGGTGATGTAATGAGTTTTAGTGATAATGCACTTGATTTTATAAATAGAAAGCATGCGAGGACATATGCACTAGCTGATAACTGGGCAAGAAACTTAGAAAATGAAGCCAAAGCCAATGCACCATGGAAGGATAGGACAGGTCATGCAATACAGGGATTGCATGGAGATGCAAAGATGAATGATGGTGAGATTACTATTTCTCTGAGCCATGGAGTTGAATACGGCGGGATTTTAGAAGAAGGTTCAAAACCACATATAATAAGGCCAAAAAATAAAAAAGCCTTATACTGGAAGGGTGCAGACCATCCGGTTAAACTTGTACATCATCCAGGTACTAAAAAATATGCAACAGTAGGACCTGCCATGGAAAGAAATAAGTATAAAATCAGGGATGATGTAATTAGATTGTGGGAGGAATAATTATGAGTGAAGAAAAACTGCCTGATTCTAAAAAAGAATTGAAATTAGCTGATATAGAGATAGAATATGATATTGATAAGCTAATAGGGAAAATAATTATAGATGGTGTTGACTATTCAACGAAAATAAGTAATGTAGTAATATCAATAAATGCACAAGGTATACCCATGGTAAAAGTTGAATTTTATGCAGAGAATTTGAAAATAAAAACTAAGGCAGAGGTTGAAAAACAATGCGTGAGGGAATAAGAAAGAAGCTTCTGGATAATATTCCAGAAATTAAAGAGTGTTATGAACCTTCCATGCCTGATAAATTAACAGAAAAGCCATATGCAGTGATATTGCAAGGTTCAGATGACAAACAGAACAATCCTACATCCTACAGTAGAGGCATACAGATATGGCTTTATGACAAGAGATTGACCTTTAATACACTGGATTCTCTTATGGAGAAAGTTATATTGGCATTAGACCTGCAGACTATAACTGAGGATACAGGAGAAAGCTACACCTGTGTTTTTAACGGGACCGTCGGTGATGATGTTGTAGACGAGGAATGGGATGCCATAGCCAGGGGACTTAAATTTACTGTTATTGCTTTACATGAAGATGATGAATCTCCTGTAGATCCATGGATTGAAGCTGTGTCCAGTTATATAAATGGGCTTACAAGTTTACCTGTCTATTCTGATTACTGGAAAAAGAATTTTGCTGTACCTTCCGTACTCTGTAGAATTTTAAAGGTTGAGCCTGCTCCGGCAACGTTTGGTGCAAATAAAATATTAAAGACTATACGGTGTCACTTTGTAAGCAGAAACAAAGGTGAAACCAACAACTATATTTCTACTGTTGAAAATGAACTGATCCAGGATACAAAGATACCTCTGAATATAGCAGATAGAAGATATTTGACTATAAGCAGCATAAGAGAAGATAGGGAAGCAGATCCACTTACAGTGGGTCAACTTAGTGTGGATTTTTTTAGATTGGAAAGTATTAAGAGAAATAATGCTCCTGCTATGGAAAAGATATATGGTAGGGGAACGATAAAGGAGTGATAAATTATGGCGGATGCAAATAAAACTGATCCAGAAGTTAAGAAGAACGATACATCCATAAAAAGCACGGATGTTAAAACTAATACTACAACTGCATCAAGCAGTGCAAAACCAAGCATACCTATAACGCCAACACCAGTGGTCAAAGTGACCATACCTCAGGAAGTAAAATATCCTATAGGGGATTTAATTGAAAACAGCAAGGCACTTACTGGCCACAGCAAAGAGGCGGCAGTTGGTGCTTTGTTTAATTGTAAGGAAAAGGAGCTTACCAAAAAAGATTTCAAGAGTTTGATAGATACATTTCTAAAAAGGAAGGTGAAATAATTTATGGCTACAGGAACATGGAGTGAAACACAAAAACCTAAGATACCTGGAATGTATAACAGGTTTATGTGGGCGGCAGAAAATACTCTGGCACAGGGTACAAATGGTATTGTTGCCATGCCGGTTAAAGCAGATTGGGGTCCAGCTAAGCAGGTTACATCTGTTGCAAGCCTTACTGAACTTCAAAATAAATTTGGTTCCAATATGGACCTTACTGCATATAGGCTTGGAAGATTGGTACTATTAGGACAGCCAAAAGAATTATTGCTCTATAGATTGGTAGATGGTACCGAAAAAGTTGCAAGCATAACCCTAAAGGATGCTGCTTCAACACCGGTGGACGTTATAAAGCTTGAAACTTTATATCCTACAACAAGGGCTTTCAATATTTCAATAAAACCCAATATAGTAAATGAATCTATATTTGATATAACTCTCTACGAAGGCACTGAACAGCTTTATGTATTTAAGGTGTCTGGCTCCATAGATGATATTGTAAATGCAATAAACAATAATGAAGAAAATGAATGGCTCAAGGCTTCCAAGGTAGCTGACGGCACAGGTCTTGCAAGTATAGTAAGCCAACCTCTTGCAGGCGGGAACAATGGTGCTGACAATATAACCAATGAGGATTATATGAATGCCATGTCCGCCTTTGAGGGCTATAAAATAGACGGATTTACCCTGGATGGTGTAAGTGACGCAGCACTTCAGGCAGCAGTACAGGCTTGGGTGGACAAGAATAAAACCAATGGTGCAAATATATTGTGCTTTATGGGTGCAGCAAAAGATACTGATATAGATATTGTAAATACCCAGTCCAAAGCATTCAATGATGAAGCAATAACTAATATAGGTGTAAGTGGTATCTATGAAGGAGTTGAATATTCTCCCGCAGAGGTAGCTTGTTATATAACAGGTCTTGCTGTAGGAAAGGGAATAAAGGATAGTATTGTAAATCAAGCTACTATATTTGAAGATGTAAGCCCTAAACTGACCAGGACACAGGTTGAAGCAGCGCTTGCGGCAGGTACGTTGGTGCTCGTAAATGAACAGCAAAGTGTAATAGTTGTAGATGATGTAAATACTCTCAAAACCTTCAAAGAAGGTCAAAGTGAAGCTATGGGATATATAAGGGCTGTGAAGTTCCTATATACCGTTGACAAGGATACAAGTGCAAAGAGAAGTGATTTTATCGGCAAACTTGCCAATGATGATGTTGGACAGAAGGTTGTTATATCTGCACTGAAAAAGTATTTTGAGACACTTCAAAGTTCTGGCATAATAAAGGATGATTTTACCGTTGAGATAGATAAAGACATGCAAGCCAATGCCAAAGATGATGAGTTTTACTGGAAATGGAGTGCAACTTACGTAAATGTCATGAAGAAAATATTTGGAACAGGATATGTTCAATAGGAGGGATAGATTATGTATAATGCTTTAGAACCAGGGAGAGTTATACATGGGCGTTTCGGACATGTACTTTTAGATGGAGTTGAACAGACCAATCTGCAGGAGTGCACTGCAGAGGTCGAGGCTGACATGAAAGACCTTAATCTCTTAGGGCAAGACTGGACTCAATATAAAGCTGGAACACTTAAGGGGTCCGGAACCATGAATGGATACAAGGTAACCAGTGATATGATAAAGAGAGGTTTTAGAAGATTTGAATTAGTAATAAGCCTCGAAGACCCGGAAGCTTATGGCTATGAAACAATAAGAATAAAGAACTGCATGGCGACTAAGCTTCAACTGTTGAATCTAAAGGCAGGGGATGTAATAGAAGAGGAAACACCGTTCAACTTTGTGGGATATGAGCTTTTAGATCCAATAGAAGCAGACTAATGTAATACAAAGTTCCCTTTATTGGCAAAATATGATATAATTTTATTAACAAAATGTTAATAAGGGGGATGTTGTGTTGAAAAAAGTAATTTTAATTTTAGGAATAATGGTTACAATGATATTTGCTGTTGGACTTATGGGATGTGGTAGTAGTGAAGAAAGTAAGCAAACCAATAGTAATTCGAGCTCTGAGGAAACCAAGAAAAATACTACTCTTTTAAGTAAAGACGAATTTAAACAAATGTATTCTGATCCTGATAAATTTAAAGGCAGGAAAGTAGATTTTTATGCTAAGATTTTTCAAGAACCTGAAAAAGATGAAAAAGGAACATATATTCAAGCTTTTGCTGACCCTGATAATTCAGAGCAAAACACGTTAATACAAGTAGCAGATCCAAAATTAGATGTTAAAAATGATGACATTATTCATGTAGTTGGTACAGTAGAAAAGAGATATGATGGAGAAAATGCTCTTGGAGGATCTATATCAGCACCTGTAATAACTGCAACTAAAGTTGAAAAATCTGATTATGGAACAGCTTTTGATCCGGCTATAAAAACTGTAACAGTAAATAAAGAAATCAATCAAAATGGATATGTAATACAATTAAATAAAGTAGAATTTGGGACTAAAAATACTAGAGCTTATTTAACAATAACTAATAATACTAAGGGTAATGTGATGTTTAACATTTATGAATCAAAAGCAACACAGGGTAACAAGCAATTCGAGATAGATAATGATTCTTATGGAAAATATCCTGAATTTAATACAGAAATACTTCCAGGTATAAAAGAAGAAGGCGTGGTGGTATTTAAAGCTTTAGATACTAATGGACAAAATGCTAGATTTATATTTGATGGGCATTCTTCTTCAGATTATAGTTTAGAATTTAATCCTTATACTTTTGATGTTAATATGCAGTAGGTAGTACTAAAAGAATCACTTAGGTGGTTCTTTTTTAGTGAAAAAATAACACTCTATTTAAGGGTTATAACTAAATAGCTATTAGTTTTCTTTAATTTCATCAAGAACAAATTTGATATAACGTTGAATTCTAGAAATAAACATAGAGTATTGATTCTTATTTAATTTTAAAAGGTCAGATAAATCTATTTTATTATAATCATTGAATATTCCATAATCAATAAGTGAAGAAATAAGAGATTTTCTTAAATCAATTAAATCATTTATGATGGTAGTATAATTTACTGTAATTTCAGCATTTGCAATATTTTTATCTTCAATATTTTTTAATAAAGTATAATCTATACTCAATAAATTGGCCATTTTTTTTAATCCTATTTTATTCTTGATTCTAAGTTGTTTTAAATCTGAAATTGCACATTCAAGGGTGTTTTCGGCCATATATATGGAAGTATGACTTTGCTCATTGTCATATAAATTTAGTTTGTTATTTGCTATTAATTTATCTATATTTGTTCCAAGAGACGCAGCTATTTTGCTTAAAATTTCTATGTTAGGTTGCCTTTCATCTCTCTCATATTGAGATATTGCCTGTTCTGATAGGCCGACTTTATTGCCAAGTTCTTTCTGAGTTAAATTTTTACTTTTTCTTAATTCTCGTATTTTTGAACCTATTTGCAAAATAACACCTCCAATTACATTATAAACATATTGAGTAAAAAAACAAACAAACTGAATAAAATAGTTGGCATTACTCATAATGAGTAGTAATATTTAAATATAAAATAAACAATGTGAGTAATTAATAATAAAAATAGGAGGATTAAGGATGTTAAAGATTAATTGTGATAAGTTTTTATTAGCTTTTGCAAAATCAGGGATGACAACTATGGAACTTAAAATTAAATCAGGTGTTGGCAGAAATACAATATCGAAAGTTATGAACAGCGAAACAGCCATTAGACCTACGACAGTAGGAAAATTAGCAAAAGCCTTGAATGTTGATGTAGAAGAAATTGTTGATATTGAGAGAAATTAAAACCCGTCTGTTACTGCGAATAACAAACGGGTTACCAAAGTAAGCTTAAATATAGCCTCGATAGCTATATTATAGCTTATTTTGAGAATAAAATCAAAGGAGAGTTATAATATGAATAATTTGGTACCAATAACTTATAATAACCAAAGGATACTTACCACTGAACAGCTTGCGTGGATTTATGAAACTACTGTAGATAACATACGTATGAATTTTAAGAATCACAAGGACAGGTTCAAAGAAGAAAAGCATTATTATTTCTTAGAAGGTACTAAACTTAAGACTTTTAAGAACCACATAAATGGTATTTATCCAGTTGATCCACACACTTCAAAATTGTATTTGTGGACAGAACGTGGAGCTGATCGCCACTGCAAGATTTTAGATACTGATAAAGCATGGGAACAATTTGACCATTTAGAGGAAACTTATTTTAATGTTAAAGAAAACAGACAATCTCAATCGTTGTTAGAAAGTCTTGACACGGTGAATAAATCTTTAGAAATTATTTCACCACTATTGAATACAGCAGATGTAGATGATAATATCAAGTTACTTGTTGCAAAAACGTTCTTTGCCAAAGCAGGAATAAATATACCAATAGAGATAAACGCAAAGGAGAAGTATTATGATACAAAACAGATAGGCAGTATGATAGGAATGTATTCTAAATCTGGTAAACCTGCTTTTGGAGCAGTAGGACAGATAATTAAATCATTGGATGTAACAGAAAATGAGAAAAAGTCTGTGTGGGAAAGCAATGGCCCTTGGCAAGGGACTGTGATTAAATATACCCAATCTGTAGTTGATAAGATTACTAAATGGCTTGAAGATAATGGACATCCTTCTGATATACCAAGTAAGAGTAAGACTTTTCATGTGGTATATAAGCCAATCAAGGAGGTGTTCATGTAATGATGAATGAGATTATTCATTTGCAAAAGACATTTAAAAAAGAAGGTTTAGGGCAGATAAGAATTGCTAAGTTGGATGATAAATTGATGTTTAACCTTTATGACACTTGTTTTTATCTAGGATATACAAAAATAGCAAAAGGAAAGAAATATTTAAGAAATGATAAAATTATAAATATATGTGGAACCCTGGATATAAAAGGGTTGTCACCGAGTGACAACTTTCAAAGTATTAATTCTGGAACTAATTTTCAAAACACATGGATAACAGAACAAAGTTTTTATGATTTATGTTTAGAAAGCCATGCTAAAAATGCGAGACCTTTTAGAAGATGGGTAACAGGAGAAGTTCTCCCTTCCATAAGAAAAACAGGATTTTATTCAACAGAAAAGGTGGAACAATTAGAAATTCAAGAGCCATATAAATTAGTCAAGAAATTCTACAATGGCAATCCAGTTATGACATTGAAGGATTTGGAATTCCTTATAGGAACTTCAGTGCATACTATTGGCTATATTCTTAAAAGCAATAATAATTTTGCTATTGGAACAAATTACTTTCTTTTAGAAGGTAGAGAACTTAAAAAGTTTAAGAAAGACAATGAGCTTTCTCCATGGATAGGTTCCTTAATTGTTATTCCCAAACAGGGAGTTGATAAATTGTTGAATTTGCTATTGCTTAAACCTGCAGGGGAATTAAGAGAAACGTTTGAAAGATATTTTGAGTTGGAAAACCAAGTGCCACAAAGTAAGAACAAGGCACCAATTTTGGAACAGCTTCAAGCTTGCAAGTTTATCGCTGATGATATGAAGGTTGGGGAGGCAGTAAAAATGTCCATATATAAGATGATTTGTGAGAAAAATGGTATTGATACCGTTGCTGTAGATAAGCTAAAATCAGAATATAGTAAAAAGCTTGATAAAAAACTTTTAGAGGTTACTGTAAAATATATGGAATTCCTTCTTGATACTTTTACAACCGAAGGAATAATAACATTGAAAGAGGAGACTATTGCCGAGGAACCGATTATAGCTGAGTCAAAGGTTGTTAAAAAAGTTATGACAAACTTATTTAACAGTGTTATTGAAATTTCAAAGAAAGATGAAAAAGCAGTTGTATAATTTATGATATAATAGTAAATATATGAGATATAAAGGAGTGGAGCTTAGTGGATAAGGAACTTAAAGATGCGCTTACAAAATTGCTGGAAGGACAGAATAAACTGGCAGGTGAGGTCGGAAACCTCAAGGGTGAAGTTCAAAAAAATTCAATTAAACTCGAGAGTGTTGAAAAGAAGATTGATACAATAGCAGAGGTGCAAAAGAATCACATGGATCAAAATGAAAAGGCACATAAGGAAATTATTAAACCTCTGGATGAAAAAGTTGATGTAATAGGTCTAGCAGTTAAAAATACATCAAAAGATATGAAAGAATTGAAAGATAAATTTGATAAAGTTGAGAAAGTCACTATTCAAAACACATATGATGTAGCATATTTAAAATCAGCTAAATAAGTTCAATATATAAAAAATTAGCACTTACTTTTTAGTAGGTGCTTTTGTTATATCAAAAATAATGAGAAGGAGAGATAAAAATGGATATAGAAAAAATTAAAAAAATGGGTGAAGAGGATGTTATAGAGGCACTTTTAGGTCAAATGGAGGTACCAACAAAAACCGTTGTAATATCTAGGTTATGTATACCTGTTAAACTTAAAGCTTTAACAGGAAAACAGATAAGTAAAATAAGGAAAGACAATACTCATTCGGAGAAAATAAAAGGCTCTAAGCTTGAAAAGGACGTATTTGATGATGAAAATTTCAATGCTGAGATAATTGAAAAAGCTACTGTGTCGCCTAATTGGAACAACGAGAAATTAAAATCCGCATTAAAAGTTAGTAACGGTAAAGAGGTTATAAAAAGACGATTACTGGCTGGAGAAATGGACAATTTAATAGAGCAGATTTTTGATTTGAGTGGATATAATGATGAAGCTGAAGAAATAGATGAAATAAAAAACTCATAAAGGCCAGATATAGGCTTAATTTGATGAATTTTCTGTGGGTAAGGCATAACCTGAGGTTTAGGGAATTTCATGATATGCCTGAATATGAGCAGAAACTATATTTGGCCAGTGCTGAACTTGAAATAGAGGCAGAGGAAAAGTTAAAGAAAAAATGATAGTAATGATAACAGGGGAGGAGGTGGTATAATTGGCTGAAAAAGAAATATATCACTTGGACCTGGTTATTGGCATTAAAGGTGATTCTGAAACAAAATCAAAACTTAGTGCCATGGACAGGTACTTTGAGCAGACTCGGAAGAAAGCGAATATATTAAATAAAATGTCAGTATCGCCTACTGCTAGAATAATTGACAAGGCTACCAGCAGAATTGAAAAAATAAATTCATCCTTGAATAAGATAAACAAAATGGTAGCCTCCCCTACAATAAAAATCAAGGATAAAATATCCGGTGGATTAAGCATAATAAGGGGAGGAATAAACAAGACAATAGCAGCAGCCACGTCACTTGAGGGTGCACTTTTAGGTGTCGGCGGTGCCTGGGCAGGAGTAATAAAGCCCATGCAGATAGCTGGTGATTTTGAACAAACTCAGATGGCATTTACTACAATGCTGAAAAGTGCACAGAAAGCTAATTCATTTCTGGCGCAGGCTCAAGGCATGGCAAATAAGACACCTTTTGAATTTCCACAGTTAGCTGATGCAAGTAAGAAGATGCTGGCCTTTGGGTGGAATGTAAAACAGATACTTCCGGACTTATCTACTATTGGTGACGCTGCTTCCGGATTGGGATTAGGTGCTGAAGGAATAAATGAGATCACACTGGCACTCGGTTTAATAATGTTATTTGGCCGAGTTATAAATTGGGTAAAATCGGTGAAAGCTAAATTAATTTTAACATGCTAATACCGAGGTAACTTTATGGATTACGTATAGGCCATAAAGCACCGTAACGCATAGTGAGTGAATAAATATAATCTCACCAAGAGTATCCGATATCTTTATATAAAGATAAAAATATATGCTGGACTGGGCATGAATTGACATGCCGATAACCAATGAGGGAAACCTCCAGATTATGAGGATAAAAAGCCTCATAGATAACAAAATTGCAGATGAAAGCAAAAGGTAGAGTCCAGGGTGATGAGCTCCTTCAACTTACTGAGGCAGGTGTCCCAGCTACTAAAATACTACAGGAGCAATTAGGCCTGACTGCTAAACAGGTTGCCAATATAGGTAATGAGGGAATAGATGCAGACAAAGCTGTAAGGGCACTCCTAACAGGAATGAACCAGAGATTTGGCGGAATGATGCAGAACCAGGCTAAAACTGCACTTGGTCTGATGTCCACATTGAAAGATACATTTGAAAATAAATTGATGAATCCTTGGGGACAAGGACTTTGGAGTGGAATAAAGCCTGGACTATTAAAAGTTACTGATTGGCTTGATAAAAACGATAAAAAGGTTACTGAACTGGGCAATTTATTTAAGAAAGCAGGGCAGACCGTAAGTACGTTTATTGGTGGTGGACTTGAAAAAGCACAGCAGAGATTGAGTAGACTTATGGACAGCAGCCAGTGGAAAAACGCTGACTTTGGAGGAAAAATTACACTTGCATGGGATAAAGTGATTGCCGAGCCGTTCTCAAGTTGGTGGAATGGACCTGGTAGACCGAAGATAAACAAGGTTGCAGGAGGTATTGGATCTGCTATTGGTGGCACCATAGGTGGAGGAATTACCTCATTCCTTGATGCGCTTGGAGGTAAAGATAATAAAAAAACTGGTGCTGCAGGAACTACAGCCGGTACTGCTTTTACAAATGCATTTTTACAGGCTTTCGATACCGGAAAAATAATTGATAAGCTATTGAACACTTTCAAAAATGCCAACTTGAATTTTTTAAAAAATCCGACCGGTGATAATTTTGCCAAAGCTGGGATAATGGACTATATATTGTTTAACTCATTAGGCGGTGCAGCGCTTTTAAAAGGTGGGCTTAAACTTGGTAAAGGTGCATTCAATGTTGGCAAATGGGCGTTTGGTAAGGAAGGGGCCAAAACTGCTGAAGGAGCTGCTGAGAAAATGGCAGGAGCTGCAGGAAGTGCTTCAGCAAAAGCGCCGAGCGCCTTAAACAAAGCGTCTAAAACTGGTGATGACTTAAAACAAGCTGCTCAATCTTTTAGAAATGCTGCCAATGAATCAAAAGCGGCTGAAAGGTTAAGAAAGGCAGGTCAGGATAATTTAAATAAATCTATAAAAAATTATAATGAGCTCGTAAAAAAGGCTAAAGATATAATTGATAAAGGTGGCAAGATACCGGAGGATTTATCAGCTAAAATAAATAAATCAAAGACTAAAGTAGATACTGCAAGGGAAAAAGCTATAAAATACGGTAGAGATGCAAACACCAAAAAAGAAACATATGACACTGCAAGAAGTGCATTTAAAGGAGCCAGGCAGGCTGGCAATGAAACCGGTAATGTAAGTAGGGCATCAAGGTTCTTTGAGTTTGCGGGTAAAGGTATAAAAGGCATCCCCATTGTTGGAGGTGCATTGACACTTGCAGGTGCAGGACTTGATATATTGTCATCTTCTGATAAAAAGAAAGGTGCTTTTGGTGCTGCTGGTAATATTGCTGGTGGACTTGCAGGTGCAAAGGCAGGAGCCACTATTGGCTCTGCATTTGGTCCTGTAGGGACTGGAATTGGTGGAATAGCTGGAGGAATAGCAGGCTCAATTGGTGGAGAAAAGGCTCTTGACTGGATTTATGATAAAACAGGTCCAGCCACTAAATACTTACAAGACAAATTTGGCAATGCCAAGAAATCCATTGAGAGTAAATGGACAAATACAAAAAGTTGGTTTGGATCTAGAGTTGGGACGCCTCTTAAAAATGGAGCTAAATCTGCTGTAAACTTCACTGTTGGGGCTTTTTCTCTGGGCAAAGAAGCCGTTCAAAGGAAATGGGCTCCTGTTGGGCAATGGCTCAGTACTAATGTATTTCAACCTATAAAAGGGCATGCTTCGAGTGCAGGATCATGGATAGCCTCAAGGTTTGGCTCAGCTAAATCATGGGCACAAACTCACTGGTCTAGCTTTTCAGGATGGTGGGGTAAAAATGTATCAACTCCAGTCAAAGGATTCGCTTCAGATGTTGGATCATGGATTGGGCAAAAATTCAGTTCTGCTAAATCTACAGCTCATACTGCATGGGTAGGATTCTCCGGTTGGTGGAGTAAAAATATTGGAGAACCGACGAAAAGTATTGCAACTGACGTAGGAAGTTGGATAGGAGATAAGCTCAGTGGAGCAAGAACAACTGTAGAAAGTGCATGGTCTGATTTTTCTACTTGGTTCAAAAAACACATAGGAGGACCTGCTTATGCACTTTTAGAAAAAGTTATGGGTAAAGGAGAAAGTGTAACTGGATTACACACAAAGGCTAATGGTGGTATAGTAAATGGCCCGGAGGTTACTTTAATCGGAGAAGCAGGAACTGAAGCAGTAATCCCTCTGTCAAGTGCCCGAAGAAACCGAGGATTAAGTCTCTGGCAGCAGGCGGGGCGAATGTTAGGTGTCAGAATGTTTGCTAACGGTGGTATTGTAGGAGGCGGCCAAACTCAAAACAATAAGGCCGTAAAGGCTGCTGCAAGCATATCAACATCAGTTGCTTTAGGTAATACTCCATTAGATCAGTTTAAACAATATGGTACTCAAATAAATAAAAACTTGAGTGCTGGAATAAATGAATCCAGCAAGATACCGAACAATTCCGTAAACAAGGTTACTGATACATCAAAGGGAATTTTGAATAATTTTTCGCAGAAGGGACATGTTTATGGAGTTGCGGTAAATAATGATATTGCTTCAGGAATAAATTCAAGCATGGGTAATGTTACAGGCATGGTTAAGACTCTTACGGACAAGGTAATAACACAATTTAAAACTGGATTTGGAATACATTCTCCAAGTAGAGTATTCTACAAGCTGGCACAATTCATCCCACAGGGTTTTATAAATGGATTGACTTCCAAGGATATGGGAGGATTTATAAAACATTGGATTGGAGATATTTCATCCATGGCCGGTGGTGCCATGAGTGGAAATGTATCCGCATGGCTTACTGCCGCGCTTGGAATAACTGGTACCCCAATGAACTGGTTATCTGGACTGTTAAGACTTGTAAAGGCTGAATCTGGAGGAAATCCATTGGCTGTAAATCCGCAGGCAGTTAATGGAGAACATGCAACAGGATTGTTGCAGACATTGGGTTCTACATTCAGGCAATACGCAGTAAAAGGCTTGGACAACATCTTAAATCCTATAGCAAATGCAGCTGCAGCCATAAATTATATAAAATCCACTTATGGCAGTGTGTATAATACTCCACTGTTCAAGGGTGGAAGTTATGTAGGATATGCAACTGGTACGGACAATGCAAAGAAAGGCCTGGCCAGGATAAATGAAAAAGGTTGGGAGTTTGTGGACTTTACGGGCGGAGAAAAAGTACTTAATCATAATAAATCTGTAAGTATCATGGAAAGGGCTGCAAATTCATTAAGTAGAGTTAAAAGTGCTGTCTCTGGACTTGGATTAAACAATACAAGAGACATTCCAGAAAGTTCTTCAGATCCGGTATATTATACTTCTCAACCACAGATGGCCATGGCCGGAGCCAGCTACGGAGACATAAATGTGGATGTGGAAAACAACTTCAACGATAGCACAGATGTTGATGGAATAGTTGAAAAGGCAACAGTGCAGTTTGCAAGGCAATTAAAGGCAGCGTTGCTGAATAAGAAAAAATAAGGGGTGAAATTGATGGTGGAAAGTCAAAACCTGAAATTAAATTTGAATTCATCAGAACTTGATTTGATTCGTAAAATAAGTTCACAAATTATAGATAGTATTATAGAAAATGCCCTGAATACAAGACAAGTAGATGCACTGCTTGAATTGATTCAGGTTCAAGTTAAAGAATGTAAATTAAATCATTAGGAACTACCTCCATACTGTAGTTCCTCCAGGTATACCAACATAATTAGAATCCTCAATATCTGTTATAGTTACTACGTTATTGTTTTTATCAATTTGACATTTAGCAGATGCTGAAGTAATTAAAATGTTGTTATCTGTGCCAAGTTCAATAACTGCAACTTTTCTATTATTGAATTCGACCATGATTTTATTGTGAGCGGACCATAAAGTGTATGATGAAGAAGCGCTTTTTATAGTCCACTCTCCTAATTGTATATTAGCCATACTTTATCACCTCCTTATAAGTGATAATTCTATGACTATAATAAAAATTCCTTGAAAAGGGGTGATTTTTTGGATCTTAGCAATATAGCCGATATTACCAATAATATGATACAAAATATATCCGAATCCGTGGTAAATGCACTTGACAGGGTTGCCAGTAGTGATTTTGACGTCTACCTTACAAATACCAAGGACAATGATACATTTCACTTCCCGGTGAACCCCTTGAGCCTTACGATTAACCGTGAGAAGAAATACAATACTGTGGAGATAATCGACATTGGAGAAATAGATGTGAATGACAAGGGTACCAAGATAAGAGAGCTGAGTATAGAAACATTGATTCCGGATGTATACGAGCCTTACTGCAGGTATACTGATATAGCGAGTGCCAAAGACACCATTGAAAAGCTTGAGAAATGGCAGGACCAGGTGGAACCATTAAGGCTTATTATAACGGGCATAGCCTTTAATAATTTGGTTAACTTGGGAGCTATGAATGAAGAGGTAAAGCCAGAGGGCTTGTACAATGGCAAATACTTTACTTTTACGTTCAGGACCTATAAAGAGTTAAAGGTTGAACTATACAATCCCTCTAGTTCGACATCACTTAAAAACAACAGGACCACTGCCACAGCAAGTAGCAGAACTTATACTGTAAAATCTGGAGACAACCTCTGGAATATTGCAAAATGGTGGTGGGGAGATGGTGCCAGATGGCCGGACTTGTACAATAAAAACAAAAGTGTCATAGGGTCTAATCCGAACCTCATCTATCCTGGACAAAAGCTGGTGATACCATGAATGTAATCTTGAATGAAAAGTACGAACTGAAGAATGTAAATGAGGGTATAACTCTACAGGAAAGTCTTGATAGTATTGCCTACAGTGCCACTATAATTCTTCTGGATACTGATGAGTTGAGGAAGTTGAATATAAAGAAGAAAGACAGGTTAAGGATAGTCGACATACATGCCGAGAAGAATCAGCCCACAAATCTCTTTGACGGTGTTGTATGGGAGGTAGTGAGAAGCAGGAAGAATAGGACACTTACCATAGCAGGCAGAGAGAGAACAGTTTTTATGGAGGAATCCGAGGATGATTTCCTTTTACCTACAGGGCAGACTGCTACACAAAGAATAACAAAATATGCGAAGGATTGGAATATCCCTATAGCAAGCCTTATTGATACCAAAATAAAACTTGAAAAGGCACAGCAGGGCGGACAGAAGTTACTTGACCGTATAGATGCAGATTTGAAAGAAACTGCCCAGAAGGGCGGTAATCTATACAAAATAAGGATGCTTGACAAGCTAAATATCATCCAGCTCGGCAGCAACAAAAATATATGGAAGCTTGAAACTGTTGCTGATGATATCGAAACTACAAGCAGCCTTGAGAGTGCTGTAACGAGAGTTAAGGTTTTGGGACAAGACAAGGATGATGGAAAAGCCACTCCCGTTATAGGGGTTTATTCCAAGGATATTGACAAATACGGCACACTGCAGAAAATCCTCCAGGATGAAAAAGTCACAAATGCCACACAGGCAAAGGCCAAGGCTGCAAATATGTTTAGCGACGGTAAGGAAGTAATTCATATAACCTGTAACAAGGATGTAAATACAATAAGGTCCGGTGATGCAATAATGGTAGATGGTGTTACATGGTATGTTATGGATATTACTCATAACATGAATATACCTTATACCATGGACATAAATGCGGGAAAATCGTTGTATATAAGGAGGGCATTTTATTCAGATGAGTAGTGAAAATGAAATAGCGGATCTAGCAAGTGTTATACATGGGAACAGTAGAGAAATTGCTGGAAAGGTGGCAGGTAATACCGGATTTAGTATGGCACTTGGAACCATTACGGAAACGGGACTTGTACTTGACAATTTCAAATATGAATTAACTGATTATATGGTGCTCGACTATCTGGCCATGGATAAGGACTATTTTACTGGGACTGATGTGGCCGGTGGAGAATACAGCCATTCACACAGGGTAAAAACTCCGGATGGATTGAAGCCTTTGAGTGTAGGTGACAGAGTGCTTGTAGCCACAATAGGGGCGCAGAATATAGTTGTGGGGAGAGTGAAGGAGGGTGAGCTAGATGCCTGACTTGTTTCCGGATAATATGAATTATTCTGATGATACGATAGATATTTCTAATTCCGATACCGAATACAAGGGCTCTTATAAGTTTGACTTTGATAAGGGTGAGTTTGTAAAGAATCCTGATGGAACAATAAAAAAATGTGATGATGTTGAGGCATACAAGCAGTGGTGCCAGCTGGCAATGTCAACACCAAGAGGGCTGCTTGGGTATAGTGATCTATTTGGTCATGAGCTCAATACTTTGGCAGGTACACAATATTCAAAAGAAGCTGTGGAACTTGAAGTAAAAAGAATGACTCAGGAGGCTCTTATGGTGCATCCGAGAACCAAGGATGTTACTAATTTTAGCTTTACTTGGCAGGACAGCGGAGAATTGTACTATGAATATACTGTAGTTACCGTGGATAATATTTCCCTTAACTTGGATAATACAACGAAAGCGGGTGATTAAATGGAAGATTTGCAAATACCGGATTTCCTGAATGAAAATGCAGACATAATACATGAAAGAATGCTTGAAAAATCTCCCAAAGATGTGAACACTATTGAGGGAGATTTTTTCTGGAATAATACAAGGCCTGTAGCCGAGGAAATTGCAGCAACAAAACAACTGCAGCTTGCACAAATATTGAGGTTCGCATTCGTTCAGTATAGCAGCAAACCATATCTTGAACTAATTGGAGGACCTCTTGGTATTGTGAGGAATGCCGCCACTTACACACATGATACTCTAAAAATTGAAGGAGTACCGGGAACTGTGCTTCAAAAGGGCAAAGTGGCGGGAACGCCAAGCAGTGATGATGTAGAAAGTATAGAATTTGAGTTTCAGGAGACAAAAACCATAGATGATACTGGGGTAGTTGATATAGAGGTACAGTGTACGCAGCCGGGTACTATAGGAAATGTTAAGGCTGGCAGTGTAACACTTATGATAACTCCTATTAATGGAATTAAGAGTGTGACCAATGAGAAAAATTTTACAAATGGTACTGATGAGGAAGATGACGACCACTACAGGGAAAGAATACTGGAACAGATGCGTGCGCCGGCGACCAGTGGAAACAAAGCACAGTATAAAATATGGGCTAGAAAGGTAACTGGTGTAGGAGATGCCAAAGTAGTTCCCCTCTGGAATGGCAATGGTACAGTAAAAGTTGTAATCATAAATGCCAACAAAAGAGCAGCAGACAGTGAATTGGTTCAAAAAGTTAAGGACTATATAGATCCAGAGCCTGAAGCCCATGGAGAAGGGCAGGCACCAATTGGGGCAACCTTGACAGTTGTATCTGCCACAGAAAAGGCAATAGATGTAACTGCCAAAGTTGTACTTGCAAATGGATATACCATACAGCAGGTCCAGGATACTTTTATTGCAAACATACAACAGTATCTGAGTGACTTGGCATTTAATTCAACTTACGTGAGCTATGCGAAGGTCGGAAGTCTGCTTTTAAATACAGCCGGAGTTGTAGATTACAATGACTTGACCGTAAATACTAAAACCGTAAATGTGGCACTGGCGGATGAAGAAATACCTGTTGCAGGAACTATAAGTTTAGGGGTGTGATAAATGGCATATCCGGAAAGCATTGATAAATTTACAGAAAAACTCAATAAACTTGATAATAATACCTATGTAATTGAAGAAGAGGTTGAAATTGTAGACGGTGTATATGAAGGTGAACTTGAACATGATAATGTGAGTTTGCCTTCTATTAATGTGTACACGGGGTCAAAATTAACAGGTACCAAAATAGAAAATGTTATTGTCTCCACTCCAAGCCTTACACCATGGAAGAATACAATCAAGATATTCTCTGATGTATCTCCTGTTTATATAACCTACCAAACCCAGGGTGATACTGTGGAAGCAGAGGACATAAATAAAGCCCAATACAGCATTGTGAATACCCAAACTGAGGTTGATAGGTATAAGGATTCTAATGATAACAGGGTATCAAATGATGAAGTGAGACTTACAACTGTGGAGAATAACAAAGCTGAAAAAACTTATGTTGATACCGAACTTAACAAGAGATACCTGAAATCTGAAACTTACAGCAGGGAAGAAACCGACCAGAGAATACAGCTGGTTGTGGATGCCGCACCTGAAGCGCTTGATACCTTGAAGGAAATTGCAGATTCCTTGAACAACGATCCTGATTTTGCTGCAACAATTACAACTGCACTTTCTAAAAAAGTGGATAAAGTAGATGGAAAACAGCTTTCTACAGAGGATTACACAAGCGAAGAAAAGGATAAGCTTGCAGGGATAGAGGGTGGAGCAAACAATTATGTTCATCCTACCACGCACCCAGTGTCAATGATTACAGGATTATCAAAAGTTGCTACGAGTAATAATTATAATGACCTGAATAATAAGCCTAGTATACCAACGGCTCTTCCAGCAGATGGAGGTACTAGTTCATTTTTAGGTAATGCAGTTAATGTTGATAATTATAATGCACTGAATCCTTCAGTAATAACTCAAGGCAATATAACGCCCATAAAAGCTCCAAACACAGCAAATGCACCTTGGAATAATACTACAGCAGGTTTATTAATTCAAAGCAATGATTCAGACAGCTTTCATATAATCATATTTAAAAGTGGTGGTGGTGGATGGGCGTATCGTTCTTATTATAAAGGTACATGGTCAGACTGGAAGATATGGTCAACTTTTAGTGGAAGTTATAATGATCTGAGCAATAAACCAAGCATTCCGGCAAAAGTATCCCAATTGGTTAATGATAGTAAGTTTGTAACTCAAACAGACTTAGGAAATGCTGGCTATGGCGATATGCTGAAAAGTGCCTATGACAAAGATAACGACGGTGTAGTGGATTCAGCAGAAACGGTTCCATGGAATGGGATAAGTGGCAAACCGAGTACATTTGCTCCAAGCAGTCATACACACAGCATTTCCAATGTAACAGGATTGCAGGCAGCTCTGGACAATAAAATGGCAAAAGGTCCTGTGACCTGGAATGATTTGAAGGGGGTGTGATGTATGTATGGTACTGAAAAGTATGGCACTGCCGGATATTCACAAGAACAAGAAATATCACCTGAAGATGTTAATCCATATAAACCTAACCTGTTAAAATACATTACACCACTTTTACGTGATGTACCTGAGTTTAAAGCATGGAATGAGGGATGTGGTTATGAGATTGGACTCCTAAAATATTGTGGTGACGAGTTATTAAAGCAGTTATTTGTAGATACAGCAACATGGGGTCTTATATACTGGGGAAATCAATATGGTATTCCAATAAATTTAAACAAAAGCTACGAGGATAGGCGAGAGGTCATAAAAGCAAAGCTGAGGGGCTCCGGCACAACTACAGTACAGATGATAAAAAATACTGCAGAAGCTTTTAGTGGTGGAGAATGTAATGTAATTATACATCCTGAGAATTATTCTTTTACAGTACAATTTATAGGCATAAAGGGTATTCCAAAGAACATGGAAGCATTTAAACAGATGCTTGAAGATATCAAGCCTGCGCATTTGGCTTATGATTTCAAATACACATATACAGTTTGGGATTTTCTAAAAGAGGGAAGTCTTACGTGGGATAATACTAAATCAAAGACATGGGACAATCTGAAAGTTTATGATGGATAGGAGGAAAATAAATGAAGACAACAGCAAATTATGGATTGAAAAAGCCTGAAGGTACAGATGTAGTTGATATACAAAATTTTAATGACAATGCTGATACTATAGATGCTGAATTGAAGAAAAGAGTTACAACATCTGATTACATTAGAAGCCCTGGTTATGCGGTTGACACAGGAACAGCCAATGCCTATGTAGTAACACTTAATCCTGCGCCTACAGCTTACGCAGATGGTATGGCTGTGACAGTTAAAATCAAGACAACTAATACAGGAGCAAGTACACTTAATATAAATGGACTTGGGGCAAAAGCAATATTAGATAGCCACGGAAATGTACTTATAGCTGGCAAACTAAAAGCAGGCTTGCCATATACATTCAGATATAATGGCACAAATTTTATATTGCAGGGTGAGGGGGGTGAATATGGAACAGCCACACCCGATTATGTGGCTAATACTGTTACCTTTGGAACGGAACAAGGGGTAAAACAGGGGGCAATGGATTTAAAAGCAGAAAATATAAGAGAAGGAATAAACTATGCGGGAATTGTAGGAAATTTATCACCTAGAAATAATGTAGAGTATATATATGTTAAAAATGGATATTATTTGAGATCCCCTTTTTTTGCAGATGATAATTGGTTTGAAAGTACAGCTTCAGTAGATAATCTTTATAAGATGAATATAAATGGTACAATAATTCAAACCGTGCCTAAGCCTACATCATTAGGGGATTTTTTAACAGCCTCAAAGAATCATATATTAACTTATAATTCGTCGGGTAGTAACGGGTTAGCTCTGTGTAATACGTCAGGAACATTATTAAAGAGTATAAGCGGCATAACCTTAAATGTAACTAATGCATATATTGACGAAGATAATAGCAGAGTGATTATATATAACAATACTACTAAGGCCGTTGAAGTATATGATTTTGATTTGAATTTATTGGCAAGTAAGAGTTTAAATGTAGATGAAATTGTAATATTTATACCTATGGCATATTATGTGTTGATTTACACTGATGCAGAGAGTGGAGTAAATTTATTAAGCAAATCAAATACATTTACAAAGTATTTAATGTATCTTGATAAAAGTCTTGTATTTTAGTAGGAGGTTTTTAAATGAAATATATAAAAATAAATAATTTTTGGAACACATTTGGACAGCCAGACTATAAAGGATTAGATTTAAAGCAAATACTGGCAGGAAGCCAGTTGTACCCTACAGGGGCCACTTATGCGGTTGTGGCAACAAACCAGGAATTGGCTACTCTTCCTATAGATATGGAAGAATTAACAACAGATCAATACAATACGGAAAAAACTAATATGCAAACTGCAAATCAGCAGCCAAGCCAAAATGAAGTACTAGCTCAAACTGTAGCAAACTTAACGCTTCAAAATGCAGATTTTCAAAACCAAATGCAAACTTTAAGCCAGACCGTAGCTCAAATGCAATTAAATTAGGGGGAGGATATAAAATGAGTAAATATTTTAATTTTTGGAGTATGTGCTATAAAAATAGTTGGGTGTCCCTGGACATGGTTAAACAGGCTACAAGTAAGAATATTATAACACCAGATGAATACAAGACCATAACCGGGCAAGATTACACAGCGCAATAGAATACAGGTCAAAATAGGAGCTAGAGATAGCTTTTTTTATTTTGCTAAAATGCAAAGGTACCTTGACAAAACTAAATATGATATTTATAATTAATGTAAAGGTACCTTGTCATAAATGGGGTGGTTAAATGCAAAATAAGATTGAAGAGCTTAGAAAGCGCATAGGACTTAATCAAGAGAAACTAGCGAAAGCTCTTAAAGTTTCAAGGCAAACAATTAGTTCAATAGAAACAGGCAAGTATAATCCCTCATTAGAATTAGCATTTGCTATTTCAGATTATTTTGGAAAATCAATTGAGGAAATTTTTATTCATGAAAGGAGAGCGAAAAATGAAAAAAAGTAATTTATTTATAGGTCTGATATACCTGTTTGTAGGAATTGTTTGCTTAGTTATTGTATTAAATTTTGAGTCAAAAATGGAGAGCTTATTATCTGGATTTGCAGGGGCAGGAATTTGTGGTGGAGCAGTGATCTTATGGAAATATTTTTATTGGACGAGACCAGAAAATAAAGATAGGTATAAAGAAAAAATTGAGAATGAAAATATTGAAATACATGATGAAAGGAAAACCATATTGAGAGATAAATCTGGAAGATATGCGTATATTATTGGGATGATAGTGATATCTGTATCTATAGTTATCTTTTCTATAATTGGAAGTCTTAATATAATGGGAAATTCTAAGTTAATAATATTATATTTAGGTGGATTTTTGGTATTCCAATACATTATAGGAATTTTAATTTTTAAACATCTTGACAAAAAATACTAATTAAATATTTCAAATTAGAAAAGGAAAATAAATTTTAATATAAGATATGAACGAGATCTATAGTTCCATTTCTGTTTATCATAATAACTAAAAATAAATAATTTATCAGAACACTTCATTATTCATATTTGAATTTTGGGGTGTTCTTGTATCATATTAGAAAACTTATGCGACGTAAAGACTTAGATTACTAGGTCTTTTTTTAATTTCAAAAATCTTAGCTTAATAAAAGTATTACAGCAACGGAGGGGTGAAAAATATATGAATTTGACAACGGAGAATAAGAAAATAATGGATGATTTCTTGGAAAGTTGCTTTCAAATGGGAAAAGAATTGCTGGATAAAGATAAACTAACTGAAACAGAAGAGATGTTTCTACAAAAATTGGACTTAGCAATAGATAAAATAAGAGAGCCGTAAAAGACCTCTTATTTTACCTTGAAATACTTAAACAAGGAGGCGCTATATGAGTGAATGCTATGATGCTAAACTGTGTGAGGAAAAGCATGATCAAATAAAAGAAAAGCTAGATTTGCATGATAAAAGGTTGAATAATCATTCTGACAGACTGGATAGGCTTGAGCAGAATGAAGTTGAAAATAGGAATGACATTAAACACTTAATAAAAAAAATGGATGATTTTATATCCACAATAAAATGGGGACTTGGCATATTTGTCACAGTCTCTATTTTTGTTGTGGGCATTATCTTAAAGAGATAGGAGGAATAATGCATGATTAAAGGTGCAGATATAAGTAATCTTAATGGTTCAGTTAATATTCAGCTTCTTAAAGATGCAGGACACGAATTTGTAATTGCAAAGGCCACCGAGGGAAGTACCTTTGTGGACAAATATTACGAACAGAATATTAAAAATGCCAAAGCCCTGGGACTTGTTACCGGGGCTTATCATTTTGGAAATTTTACAACTGTAGCAAAAGCCATCCAGGAGGCAAGCTTTTTTAAACAGATTGCCGCAGGTGCGGAGCCTGATTTCGTAGTTCTGGATTTTGAACAGCAGTGCAGCGGAGACATGACAGATGCCTGCCTGGCATTTCTAGATGTCATATCTTCTATAGCTCCGGCGGTGATTTATTGCAATCCAAGCTATATAAAATCACATCTAAATTCCAAAATAACGAAATACCCTCTTTGGATAGCCAACTATGGGGTAAGTAGTCCGTGTTTTACGCTGTGGAGCAAATATGCCATATGGCAGTATACGGACAAGGGACAGATATCAGGTATAAGCGGGTATGTGGATCTTAATTATATGGCGGAGGATTTCTATAATTCTGTAAAAAGAGGTGAGAAAAAAGTGGATGCTATTGTGATATACAACTACGGTGCTGATATGCATTCTGCGGAACTGTTGGCTGATTTTTTAAATTGTCCTACAATTTCCAATGCCAGAAAGTTTGATTATTCTCAAGTGAAGAATGTTTATGCTGTTGGTGGGAAGAAAGAGCAGTATACAAGCTATTTAACAGAACTTATCAGCGGTACGGATAGATATGAAACAGCACAGGCTGTTTTAAATTTTATAAAAAATGGAGGTAAATAAAAATGTCAGGTTTAACTATATTATTTATTGTTACAGGGTTAGCTGTTGGGGCAGGGACCACAGTATTGGCTCTTCTGCCAGCTTTAAAGAAAAAGGGTATTAACACAGCAGATGTTTTACAAAAGGTTGATTCTGGTATTCAGGAGGTCAAGAAATATACGGATGCTGCAAAAGCTATAGTACCGGGTAATAAATTCTTAAATATTTTGAGCATCATAGAACACTATGCAGAAATAGGTGTAGGACAAGCTCAGCAGCTCAATGTATCTTCACAGCTTCCAGCAGACCAGAGGAAAAAGAGTGCTGAAGATTATGTATATAGTGTACTTCAGAAGTTGGGAATAGAAGTAGATGACAATGTAAAAGCCATAGTTTCCGGGGTAATTGAAAACAAAGTATATGAACTCAAAAGCCCAGAAGAGAAAAAGTCAGCTGGGCAGACGGCAGTTCAAAGTCAGGTATCGCAGCTTCAAACTCAAAATTCACAGCTACAGAGTGAAAGAGACAAGCTGCTGCAGGAAAACGGAGAATTGAAAAAGAAGGTTGCTGATATGCAGAGTATTGTGGGGACTACGCAGAGTACGAATACAACAGCAACTCAGCCAACACAAAGCACTACGGCTCCAGCACAGCCAGCTCAATAATTTTAGCCATAGGTCATTGATTTGGCCTGGGGCTTTATTTTTCACTTCAAAAGTATATTATAGTATACAAAATTTAAAAATTTTGTATGGAATATTGGACGTTTTACTTATTGAGTGTTTAAAATAATATACAATGTGATATAATATATGTATAAGAAGCCGTTACGGTTTTATATGATTTTTTAAATGTTTTTACTGTTTAAAATGCACTCAATGGGATGGGTGCATTTTAGTTTTTTGAATGATTATTTTCATCATCAACAGTGACGGAAATTTCATTATTATCCCTAAAGTTATTTTTATGTTTAAGTACAGCTTTTTCCTTTAAGTATGCCAGCATAGCAAAAATTACTGTAGTGCCCAGAGCTATGCCCATTGTTGTTACGCATACTATGGAAACGATAATAACGTAAGCATTCATATATGTCACCCCCTCTGCTGTCAGATTAACCGCAACGACTCCATGGGAGAGATAAAGCCCGGAGGGTGACTAACTAAAAACATCCTTATTCTCCTGATAATTATTATAGCATAAATTTTAACCATGAATCTATATTTATAAAGTTTATCCATAGTCTACCTTGATATAGAACATATGTTCGTATA